CACGGTTGCAAAACCGCCGCAGGCGCCCACATGACATCGCTCGCAATCCAACATCGCGACACCATCATCGCCAGGATGCGCCGCGGCGATCGTCTAGCAGACATCGCCCGCGACCTCGGGTTTAGCTCTCACGCGAGCATTAGCATGCGGCTCAAAGATGATCCGGATTATCAGGATGCAAAACTGGATTCGCTCGCGCAGAGAATGGATGATCGAGAGGCTGAGCTAGAAGCCGCACAAGATAACGTTACAATCGCCCGCGCGCGGGAGTTGTTATCTCACGCTAGATGGCGCGCAGAGAGGGAGGGCGCTGCTATCTGGGGTCAGCAGCGATCATCTGATGCCGGCAATTCGGTCAACGTGACCGTCGTCGTCGATGCTCTAGCTCAGGCGCGTCAGGCCCTAGAGACCAAGCCTGCAATCGACATCACGCCCACTACATCTAGTGGCGATCTGACGCCCGACCAGGGCGAATAGGCTAACCCGTTGATTATACTCATTTGGTGCGATGCAGCGCATTTAACATAATGGACATTACGCACCATTCGGTGATCGATGCTGCCTAGGGGAGTGGAGAGGGGTGGACCCGGAGGGCGATGAGCAGCCACCGGGGGACTCGGAGGGACCCATCCCCTATCATCCGGTTTATTTTTCAGCGCAAAAATTTTTATTAGCCTGGGCTTACAGGCGGTCTGTGATGGCAAGGGATATGTTAGTGAGTACTAACTATCTTTTTTACGCTAGTGGGCGTATAACGCGCATACAGGGGGTGCCCAGTGGGCGATTCGTTGTATGAAGATTTGCGTGATCTGACGATGCTGGAGGCCGATGAGGCTTACAAGCGCATTGAGGAGCATGCCCGTCAAACGAATACGCTGACTGCTGCGATGAGGTTGCTTGCAACGAGCGACCTGTTTTACCTGTTGACGGTGGTATTGCGCAGGGCTGATCTGTTCCATCCTTTTTCCTATACCAGGTGTCGCGAGGTTCAAAACGAGCCGAACGGGATGCTGGACTTGTGGTCGCGCGAACATGGGAAGTCGAGCATCATTACCTTCGGTTTGACCATCTTCGATATCTTGCGTGATCCGGAAGTGACGTTCGGGATATTCAGTCACACTCGGCCGATTGCAAAGGCGTTCTTGCGCACGATCATGCGGGAATTGGAGAGCAATCGCATCCTGCATGCGCTTTTCCCCGATGTGCTGTGGGGCATGGACACGAAGCAAAGCCCGAAGTGGTCGGAAGATGATGGGATCATTGTCAAGCGGCAGTCGAACCCGAATGAGGCGACGATTGAGGCTTGGGGGTTGGTGGATGGACAGCCGGTGTCGAAGCATTTTCGGGTGTTGCTGTATGACGATATTGTGGTGCAGGCTTCGGTGAGCACGCCGGAAATGATCGAAAAGACCATGAGCAGGTTGGAGGACTCGTACAGTCTGGGGGTGTCGCCTGGTGGTCGCCGCAGGTTTGCGGGAACGCGCTGGCACTTCAACGATGCGTATTCAACGCTGATGAAGCGCGGGACGGCGAAGCCCCGACAGCACCCTGGGCGCGAGGGCGGCACCGAAGAGGGGAAATCGGTCTACTGGCCCGAGGAAACGCACCTTGAGAAACGCCGGGACATGGGGCCGTATGGCTACGCGATGCAGATTCTGCTGAACCCGAAAGCTGACGCGTTGCAGGGCTTCAAGCGCGAGTGGTTGCGGTTCTACAAGTCGCTGACGCCGGCGCAGATGAAGCGCATGAACGTGTATATCCTGGTTGATGCGGCCAACAGCAAGCGGAAATCGTCAGACTATACGGCGATGTGGGTGATTGGCCTGAACTCGGACGGCAATTACTACGCCCTGGATATGGTCCGCGATCGCCTGAATCTGTCGGAGCGCGGCGCTGCCTTGATGGCGTTGCACCGCAAGTTTGCCGGAATGGGATGCAACATCAATCAGGTAAGGTATGAGCGGTACGGCATCATGGCCGATATCGACCATATCAAAACCCTGCAGGACAAAGAAAACTATCGTTTCGATATCACCGAAGTCGGCGGCATCACCGGCAAGACCGATCGCATCAAGCGACTGGTGCCGACATTTGAGGGTGGCCGGTTCTATCTGCCTGAAAGCCTGCACAAGACCGATTACCAGCGTGTCCCGGTTGACTTGGTGAATGCGTTCGTCGAAGAGGAATTCATGCCTTTCCCGGTCGGTGTGCATGACGACATGATTGATGCGCTGGCGCGGATTGCCGAACCTGACTTGCCGCTCAAGTGGCCGACCGAGAAGAAGCCGGAACTCCCGACGCAGCCTCCTGCGAAATCTGACAATCGAACTGCGTGGATGGCATGAACAACAAAAAACTACATAAGTGGCTGATGGAAGAATTCCGTGCCTGCGTGGACATGGATGTTGACTTGCGCAAGAGGCAGTTGGAAGAACGCCGCTTTGCCGCGCTTGATCAGTGGCCGCAAGATATTCGCCGCGCCCGAGAAAATGACATAAACGGCGCCCGGCCATGCCTGACTATCGACAAGACATCGCAGTACCGGCAACAGATTGTCAATGAGATCAGGAAGAACCGGCCGGCGGTGAAGGTGCGCCCGGTGGACAGTGATTCCGATCCCGAAACGGCGAAAATATTTCAGGCGAAGATTCGCCATATAGAGGACCGCTCATTGGCGCATATCGCCTATCAGTGCGCTTCTGAATGGGCCATCGATGTTGGCGAAGGCTATTTCCGGTTTGTCACGGAATACGGCGAAGATGGGAAGCAGGAAATTTGCATCAAGTCGATCCCGAATCGGTTTTGTGTGTACATGGGTCAGCATCTGATGCCCGACGGATCAGACGCGGAGCTGTGCTTCATTACCGAGGATATGCCTGTCAAGAGTTTTCGAAAGCAGTATCCCAAAGCACGGTACAAGTCTGCCGATCTGGAGATCGACGGCGCCAATGCGATGTACTGGAATGCCGACGAAAAAATCCGTGTCGCAGAGTGCTTTTACCTTGATATGGATGCGGAAGAAGAAGATCCACCATCCGATGACAATGCCAAGGATACCGGTGATGAATCTGTTGTGGATTCTGAAGAAAAGGACGAGCCGGCCGAAAAACTGGTGCAATGGGTAAAGTTCACCGCTGCCGGCATTCTTGAGGAACGGGAGTTCCCTTGTCGATTTGTGCCGGTGGTCAAGGTGGTTGGGCATGAGAGATTTATCGATGGGAAAATCGATCGATGGGGCCTGATTCGCCCGGTGATTGATCCACAGCGCCAGTACAACTACTGGGCTTCTGTGCTGGTCGAGAATCTGGGTTTGACGGCGCGCAGCAAATGGCTGATGGCAGAAGGCCAGGATGCTGGGCACGAATTGATGTGGGCATCGTCGAATAAGTCGACCGATCCGCGCCTGATCTACAAGCCGACAGATATCAGCGGACAGCAAGTGCCGCCGCCGACGCGTATTCCCTCCGGCAGTCCTGACGTCGCGGTATTGCAGCAACTTCCCCTGCTGGAGCACGATATCCAGACCGCCATTGGCATGTTCAAAGCCAGTGTCGGCGATGCTTCAAGTGATCAGTCTGGCCGGGCAATTCGCAGTCTGCAAAGCCAATCGGACACCGCAACGTTCAATTTCCCTGACAACGTGGCCGACTCCATCGCCTACGGCGGCAGAATCATGCTTGACATGATTCCCCGCACCTACGATGTGAAGCAGATTTTGCGACTCATTGGCGAAGATGGAAAGCCGCAATCCGTCACGATCGATCCGCAACAAAAGCAGGCGCGTCGCGAAATCCAGACCAGGCAAGGTGTAAAGAATATTTACAACCTTGGGGTTGGGATTTACGACGTGACGGCCAAGGTCGGCCCGTCATATGCCACGCGCAGGATGGAGGCTTCTGAATTCGGGATGGAGTTGATCAAGACACAGCCGGAATTGTTGAAACTGATCGGGCATATCGTGTTCCGGGAACTGGACATCGATGGTGCGGATGAAATTGCTGAAATCTTCGAGAAGATGCTGCCGCCTGAATTGCAGAAACCGAAAGAAGGACAGCCGCAACTGCCGCCGCAAGTCATTCAGCAAATAATGCAGATGAAGCAGCAAATGCAGATGATGGGCGAAGAATTGCAGAAGGAAAAAGCCGGTACGCAGGAGGCGATGGCGAAGATTCAAGTGAGCGCACAGGCCGAAAATCAGCGTATCCAGTTAAGCGCGCAGACTGCACAGCAGCAATTGGCGATTCAGAAAGAAACGCAAGATCGCCAGGCGCAACTCGCGCGCGAGAAAGCCGAAGCCGAATTCTCGCTGAAGAAGTGGGCCGCTGAACAGGAGTTGGAGCTTGATCGCATGAAGGCGCAAGCAGCCAATGAGCAGACTGTACAGAAGGCGGACTTCGACCAGCAGATAACGGCGCACAAGATCCGCACCGAAGCAGCGCATGCTGCCGCACATCCGTCGACCGCGAATCCTGCAGATGAGCGTGTGGCTACCGTATTACAAGAGGTTTTGCAGCGCTTGACGGCGAAGAAAAGCATCAAGCTTGTGCAAAAGGATGGCCGCATCGTTGGCGGTGAAATCACCACGGAGAAATTGACATGACCCCAGCACAAAACGCACTGATCAAAGCAGACATCCTCGCCAGCGCAGACATGAACACGCTGGCGAACAACTCGGACGGCAACTACGAGATTGCCCGCCTGTACAACCTGCCGAGTACCACGGACGTATGGCGAACCGAGGCGCCGACGCGGGCGATCTTCGACGCAATCACTTGGGCGAACTTCACGCCGACGGATGTGGCGGACGGAACAGCGACGTACACCAATCGCATCTTGGCAGTGCAGACCAAACAGATGAACCTGCAAAACATGCTGATCGGGCGCGAGAGCATCGACGCCAGCAAGGCGAACATCCGGGCAGGACTGCGCGATGCGGTGATTCAGTTGCCCACTGGAACAGGCGGCGCAATGACATCGGCGGGCGGTTCCAGCGCAGTCACGGTTCTGACTGCGTGTGTGCGCAAAGCAACGCGACTTGAGAAGCTGCTGGCAAGTGCGCCGGTAACGACAGGGACAGTGAGCGCAGGCGTGATGGGTTTCGAAGGTAACGTGTCATACACCGACATCACTGAAGCCAGGAATTCGTAATGGCTGGCGACATCAAACTTAAGTACGCCGCCGCTACGACGGCGATGACGGTAACGAACTTGCATTCGCTCGCAAGTTCGCAGACCTATATCGGCGGATGGGGCAGTTTGAGCGTCGCCAACACGTCGAACGCGTACCTTGATTATCTGGTAGGTGGAAAGTTCACTACTGCTAGTGCAAGCCGGCAGGCTACCGGATACATCAATGTCTATGTG